TAGACGAGGCTCTGAGTGAGAGCAGCCGCCACAGGCAAGAGACTGGTCAGTACCTGGCCCCAGAGGTAGTCACTGCCATCTTCCACGAGGCGTTCGACCGTGACATACCAGAGGACGCTGGCCAACCAAGATTGCTGCTTGCCCCCCTGAGCCCCTTCTGGCGCGGTGAAGAGAAGGAGACAATGGTCAAGCAGGGGGATCAGCTTATCCTAGCTTACTTCGAAAAGGAGTGGGCTTCTGAGGATGAAGCAGACTTCGTTCCCCTCCGCTCCGCAGCTATGATCCAGCCAGAAGCAGTACAGCGACGGGTAGAGCTAGTGCTACCTGGGGAGTACGTACAGAAGCTAGTGGGTATCTTGGATCTCGAGGACGAGACTGGAATAGTAGTCGATTGGAAAGTACGAAAACGATCGAGTTCTTGGGACGGCATGGACTTCGATCTGCAACCGACTACGTACGCAGCACTCAGAGGAGAACCAACACTCCTGCAGTTCATCGAGCTCATTCGTGGAGACAGGGGAGTGTCAATCAAGGCACATACCACCACAAGAACCCAGCAGGACATCGATTGGTTCCTTGCCTACGTGCAGCACACTGCCAGAGACATCGATCGCTCCCTAAAGCAGCTGTACGCCGAGATGGGAGACATTGCCCTCTGGCGTGATGACCCAGAGGCTGTTGCACATGCTGCCTCTGCTTTTCCTCCCTCACCGGGAAGACGGTGCATGTACGATGGACACTTCATTGATTGCAAATACAGAGCAGGTGCCTTGGAGGGAATAGAAGAATGAGACGACCGCAGCTCACATTCGATATCAAGGAACTGGAGGACGGCTATGCTGTCCTGCAACAGAGTAGTGTCAGCACGTATCAAGACGACATGTATCTGTGTGCAGACGCCGAGGAGCTGCGCTCAGTCGTCTCCGCATGGCTGGATCGCTGGATAGCAGGACTCGAAGGGGAGCCAAGCGCCGAGCACGTAACCGGTTGAGAGAGAAGTAAGCAAAGAGGAGAGAGGGAATGCCATTCAAGCCGGTCAATCAGCGCGAAAGAAGCCCCTACTACATCATCGAAGTTTGGGGTAGAGAGAAGTGCTTAGCTCCGAGTACCCGAATACTGGATGCCCATACAGGAGCCTACAGGCCGGTAAGCGATCTGCTAGCGCCTCCGGTCGTAGCATCTTTGGACACTGTCAAGCTGCAAGCTACAGACGCTGAACACATCTACACCAACGGTCTAAAGCAGGTCTACACTATCCGTACCCAGCTCGGTCACGAATTGACAGCCACAGCTAATCACCCTGTTCTCGAGAAAAGTCGAGGCTGGCAGGAGCTGCGAGAGCTACGGGTAGGCGACAAGATCGCTGTTGCTGCTACCATCCCATTCTTTGGTACAGATGAACTGCCCGAACCTCTGGTCGAGCTGGTTGCCTTCCTGCTCGGTGATGGATATATGCCCCATCTGGCTTTCACAAACGCAGATCCAATTGTGTTGGATAGGTTCAGTACCGCAGCGGAGGAACTTCAAGGTAGAAGAGCTGTGTTGAGAGCCAGAAGAGGGAAGACTGTTACCTTGGCCGCTACCGTGGCTCGCGGAAGGCCGAACCCCCTACAAGACTGGCTAAAGCACGAGCAGATCTTGCACCACCGCTCTCCGGAGAAGTACGTCTCGCCATCGATATTCAGACTGAGCAAGAAGCTGCTCTCACTGTTCCTTAATCGACTCATAACCTGCGATGGGTGGATCTCTTTCCGTAACGAGGACGATGGTCGTGTAACCAGCTTGGAGTTGGGCTACTCTTCGGCCTCTAAGAGGTTAGCACTAGATGTCCAACACCTCCTGCTCCGTTACGGAATTGCTACCAGACTCTACCCGAGAAGGGTGATGGGCAGACCGCAACAATACTGGACAGTGATAACCACCAACCGGCAAGCAATCCAGATCTTTGCCGAGGAGATAGGTCTACTAGGAGAGAAGAACAGGAGGCTAAACGAGCTTGTAACAAATCTAAAAACATATACCAGTAGGATAAAGAGACCCTCTGGCCTCCACAGAGAGGGGATGGGAGACATCCTTTGGGATCCCATTATCTCCAAGCGCGAGGAGACTCTAAGACAACCCACATACGACCTCAGTGTTCCCGAGGGCCACTCCTTCATCGCCAACAACATTTTGGTACACAACTCCGGCAAGACGCGCTGGGGCATGACAGCTCCCACCCCGGTCTATCTCTACAACTTCGACCGCGGCTACGATAGAGTCGAGAAGAGCATGCTGGCCTCCAGCGATAGTATTCCCATCGTCCCTTCATTTGCTGAGCGGCATGCTGGTGGCTTGATTGTCGTGACCGACTATGTCGGCCGGATCAAGTCAAAAGACAACAAGGGAGGTCTGAAGGCAGAGGACATCGAAAACGCTAGGGAGATCCTCGACCAGTTCGAGACAGATTGGTTCGAGATGGTGGATAACACCTTAGTAGAGAAGTACGGCCTACCTCCGGGCGGAACTGCGGTGATCGACACTGGAACTTTGGTGTTCAACATCGCCGGCCATGTACTTCAAAAGAAAGCACCTGCCAATCAACCTTGGATACAGTACACGATGCGCAACGACTTCTTCAGGCGCCTGCTATCCTCTGCCCGCGACTCCGGACGTAATGTCATCTTCATCCACCACGACACGGATCTCTACGGTGCCGAGGGACAGATAACAGGGCAGAAGGCACAGGGGGACAAGCTGGTTAGTAGGGCGGCCGATGTGGTCATCCGATTGCAGGCCAAGAAGCAGCCCAAAGCCGGACTTCCTACCTACACGCTCAGGATTGAAGACTGCGGCCTTAATGCTGAACTGACGGGCGAAGAGATGATCAACGCCACCTTTGATGATCTCGTGGATAGGATAGGATGATGGCTGAGCGCCAAGGGAAGAAAGAATCACACCCCGGACATTCCCTGCCCCCTCAGCTCCCTACACACCGCCGAGACAACCCAAGCGATGCCGACAGCGCACTGGAAGCCATCAACCGAAGAGTAGATTCACTGGAGGACACCATTCGCGAGTTGAAAGAGCAGCTGGCACCTTTGTTGTCTAAGTGAGCTACACGGTACAGTACCAAAAGTCGCCGCACCCTCGGCCTTTACGGGCTTCGCCGTGTAGCTCACCTAGCCAATAAGGATAAGTCTGTTATAATGCCGACGACGTTGAAGCCCTGCGAAAGGATGGATCAAATCTTGATACAGAGAAGGAGCCTGAGGCAGGCCTGATTCCCCTTGGCAAGGGAATCCTCAGCAGAGACATCGGCCTAGACGCCTGAACCTCAGGTCCCCTAGACCATTAGGAACAGAACAGCTAGGAAACTAGCTTCACACCTGTTCATCATTCTAGCCAGCCTTCTAGGAGGCTTGCTGGGCAGTGGTCTTCATAGTGAGGAACAACATGAGCTGCAGCCATCCACAGTCGTCCAAGAGAGTCTGGTACCTGCCTCTCTGGACTTGGAGTTTCTGCCGGACCTGTCGCTCCGACGTCAGCTGGCAGAAAGCCTCCGTCCTCGTCCGCCTCGCCAGACACCTACTCCCACACCAACTCCTACGCCTGCTCCCAATCCACTTACAGCGGAAGCTGTGGCTGGCTACAACGAGTACGAGCCTGCGGGATCCAAGCCTACTATTGGAGACAGGAACAGCCGTGCAGTCGTCGCCGCAATCATCGAAGAAGTCTTCGGCGCCACAGCTGACAAAGCGAAGCGAGTAGCAGAGTGCGAGTCCACCTTCGGTCAGAATCCCTCGGCGTATCACGAAGGACGCAAGTTCGTCGGTCTGTTCCAAATCTGGACAGGACACTTGGGTCACTCCCTGCCAGCCAACACGAACCTGTACGATGACAGGGAGAACGCGAGGGCTGCTTACCTACTCTCCCGGGGCGGAACGAGCTGGGGACCATGGCCCTACTGCGGCCGACAGTAAGCTACCAACAGTCGTAGCTGATTGGCGAGAACCCCCGGAGCGCATTGCGGAGCTTGAGGCAAGAGGCTTCGAAGTCCTCTACGAGCAAGCACAGGCCTACCCGGAGCTCGACTTTGGGGATTACTGCTGGCAATCAAGGACGCACGGCTTCACTGTAGGAGTGGAGGTGAAGAAGGTTCCGGAGATGCTGGCTCGCTTCAAGACAAAGGAGCTCCAACGTCAGCTACGCGGGCTCTACGACAGCTACGACATACCGATCTTCTGCTTTGGTGGGAAGCTATCAGTAACCAAGGACGGATTCTGCGACACGTACGGTTGGGATCAGCACCGGGTTCTCTACGATGGCTTCATGAACTGGCTGCATCTCTCTCTGCCGCAGGATCTGCCCGGGCTTCTGGTCGACTCTGTCCCTGACAATCAACTGCTCATGCATAGAGTAGCGAGCTATGTCCACTACTTCGAGAAGCAGGACCACAAGGCAACGTGGTCGGTGGACACTCGCCGGCCGCTCTTCTCCATGGATGACACCGAGCTGGCAGCACTACGGGCCCTGATGTTCCCAAAGATCGGAGAGGAGATAGCCGGCACCATACTCAATGAGATGTCAACATGGGAGGTCCTGCAGGACGTATTTGAGAACGGAGGGAAGAAGCTGCTAAAGGTATATGGAATGGGGAAGGAGAGGGTGGCTTCGATCAGGAAGGTCGCCAGCTACAAGAGAGGTTAGATATAAGCATGAACATCCTGCGCAAGATCGTTAAGGAAACCGTACTGGCACCGTACAGAGTCTTACAAGGACTTGCCGACGCAGCAGACACGGTAGTGACTGGCAAAGATAAGAACGAACCACCCAAGAAGGAGAAGGAGTGAGATGGTCAACGACGCCACGAAGTACGGCCGCATCCTGACCTCGGAGAAGCTGATCCCAGAAGGAGAACCTGTCTTCCTCCTCAGGGCCCAAGACATGTTCGCCGCGGACATCGTGCGCCACTACGCGTCCCGGCTAGCATTCGAGGGCTATGACGAGGACACTGTCAGCGAGATCCGAGCATTTGCAGATGAGATGGACAGGTGGCCGGTGAAGAAGCGCCCAGACTGATCACTGGGAAGTAGGGCAGCAGTGATCCTCTTCCAGATCTCTCTATCCGGTCGGCACCTCCAGGTGCTGGTTGCAATACGAGAGTCGACAACCAACAACCGGCTATTTGACAGGATAGACCATAGTCGCTTCGTAAGCACAGTCAAAACACTGCTTGCCGAGGGCCTAATCGCCCACCACCCGGGTGTGGACTGGAGACAAGGTGACAAGAAGATCAGCTACACGATCACTAAGAAGGGAGAGCTCGTTCTTCAGTTGGCCGCCATGGATCTCGGTGACTTCCTGAACGAAGTCAAGGCGCGAAGAGTAGGACGTGGCCGGCAGCTCAAGCAGCTAGACGACTCGGAGAGAACAAAGAACATAGAGCAGAGAGAAGAGAGGCGAGATATGAGACGAGGAGCAGGAGCGAAAGGACGCCGCTAATGGTCTTCGATCCACAAACCCTGACTTGGACCTGCCACGTCTGCAGAGAGGAGCGCCCAGATGCACAGATCTCTGTACTCTCTACACCAGTAGAGTTCCCAAATGGTGTGGTGGCAACCCAGAACGTCCGCTACTGCAACGATCGTCCCACCTGCGTGAAGGGTGCAGCAGAGGTAAAGCTAATAGGAGACAAGGAGAATGAACACTAGAAGAAGCTCCAAGAGGTCCAAGCTGAGCAAGAGAGGAGACTGAAGATATGACAAAGAAGTTAAGGGTGATCCAAGCTGGTATCGAGTATGAATTCGAGCGGGCCGAGGAGGGTGGCTACGTCGCTAGCGTTCCCCTCTATCCATCCTGCGTGTCGCAGGGAGAGACCTTCGAAGAGGCTCTTGCAAACATTGAGGATGCCCTAAAGGAAACCTTGGCCGCGGCGAAGGAACTGGGGTCAGAGATCCCAAGCGAGCTCGCATATCTCTTGGAGTAGACATGAAGATCCTCTACCACGCACACTGTTTCGATGGCTTCGGTGCCGCTTGGGCTGCTTGGCTGAAGCTGGGAGACACTGCCGAGTACATACCGGTTCTCTACGGAGACTCACCACCAAGCGGCCTTGACGGGCAGGACGTCGTCATCGTTGACTTCTCCTACCCTCGGGTAGTGTTGGAGGATCTGCACGACCGCTGCGCCTCCCTGCTAGTCAAAGATCACCATAGGACTGCGGAGACTGATCTCGCCGGGCTGGACTACTGCACCTTCGATATGGAGAAGAGCGGGGCGATGCTGGCGTGGGAACACTTCTGTCCAGACGATTCCCCCGCGCCGCTGATCATGTATGTCCAAGACAGGGATCTCTGGCAATTTCGTCTACCATTCAGCCGAGAGATTGCGGCTTGGATGCGGTCATGGCCGATGGACTTCGAGCAGTGGAACCATGCTAATCTCCAGCTGGAGTTGGAGCTGCAGAAGGTCGTCAGCGAAGGGAAGGCGATCCTCCGCTTCCAGTCGCGCTGCGTGGAGCAGATGTGCGAGCAAGCTGTTTGGATGGAGCTCGGTGGCTACCGAGTGCCGGTGGCCAACGCTACTCTCTTCTTCAGCGAGGTCGGGGAGAAGCTCTGCGAGATGTACCAAGAGGCACCCTTTGCTGCTTACTACTTCGATAGGGCAGACGGCAAGCAACAGTGGGGACTGCGCTCCAAAGGCGGCTTCGATGTCAGCGAGGTAGCCAAGCAATTTGGTGGCGGAGGACATTCAGCTGCTGCTGGCTTTACAACAGAGCAAGGCAAGAGGCCACACAAGGAGGCGCCACCCGAGCCACCACCGGCGACACCGGACACCTTCTCATGACGCTGATCTTCGTAGACTGCGAAGGGCACGGTCCTGCCCCCGGCCGCTCGGTTGAAGAACGATTCTGGGAGAAGGTGGACAAGTCAGGTGACTGTTGGCTTTGGCTAGGTGCCATCACCGGAGCGGGGTACGCCGAAATCAACATCAACGGTCGGCCTGTCCTAGGGCATCGGTGGTCCTATGAGCAAGTTTACGGGCCGATTCCGGCTGGACACCAACTAGATCATCTCTGCCGCAATCGTGCTTGTGTTCGCCCCCAACACCTTGAGGCAGTAACCTGCAGAATTAACCTCTTGCGGGGAAAGACTATCACGGCAGCACACGCTGCCAAGACCTCTTGCCCAAGCGGCCATCCATATTCACCTAGAAACACCTATCGTACCCCCAAGGGATTCAGGCAGTGTAGAACTTGCCGGGCCAAGCACGTCCGGAGTAGGAAGGTCGCAGGGAAGCGATAAGTCTCATTTTTGTAGATTGCGAAGGCATCGATGTCTTAGCAGGACGGATGCGAGAGTTCGGTGCTGTTGAATTCAAAACACGGAAGACCTTCTATGGTGAAAATGATAGTCATGACACCTTCAAGGCTTTTGTTGACTGGTTGCAGCAATTCCCCGGACGACCGATATTCGTCTCCGACAATCCTGCGTATGATTGGCAGGGAATCAATTACGCTTTCCACAAGCATCTTGGCTACAACCCTTTTGGACACTCCGCTCGTCGCATCTCCGACTTCTATGCTGGGCTGGTCGGAGACTTCTACAAGACGCAGGAGTGGAAGTCACTTAGGGTAACCCCACACGACCATAACCCAGTCAACGACGCAATGGGCAACGTTGAGGCATTCGAGCGTTTGCTAGAAGGAGAGCGGCCATGACAATCACCAAGGCACCCCAAGAACTGGATCAGTTCGAGTCAACATCAGTATTCTTGGCCGGCAGCATCGAGATGGGCGCCGCTGAGGATTGGCAGGCAGAGTGCGGCCGCGTCTTAGAGAAAGCAGGCTTCCACGTGCTCAATCCTCGCAGGGATGACTGGGACTCTTCGTGGGAGCAATCCATCAACAACCCACAGTTCCGTGAGCAGGTAGAGTGGGAGTTGAAGTACTTGGAGGCTTGCAGCTATATCCTCCTCTATCTCTCCCCGAGAACAATGTCTCCCATCTCATTACTCGAGCTCGGTCTCCACGCACACCGAAGCAAGCACTTGGTCGTCTGTTGTCCTGAAGGATTCTGGCGCAGGGGTAACGTGGAGATCGTCTGTGTTCGCTATGGCATCCCTCTCCTGACTTCTCTCGACGCAGCGATAGCTACCCTCAGAGAGATAGCAGTCATTGAAGAAGAGACTGCCTCCACGTGACAATAAGGCCTTGACAGCGACAGCCTGCTCTTTGGTATAGTCCCAACCACAAACCACTCAGGGAGGGGAAGTTGCGACAGATCGTCGCCGACATCTGGTCTCTGGCAGAATACCTCAAAGTGATCCCAACAAATGTGGGATGGCGCAAAGACGGAGCCAACGTGATGGGCCGCGGCTTGGCCAAACAGGCCGAGGGGAGATACCCCGGTCTTGCTGAATGGTACGGTGGTGCCTGCCAGAAGATGACCAGCGGCCCTAGGATCCACCTCTACGAGGACTTGATCCTCTTCCCGGTCAAACCCCTTAACGAGGACGCCCCCTGGCTCTCCTGGCGCTCTGAGGCCTCCCTAGAGGTGATTGAGAAGAGCGCACAGCAGCTAGCCAGACTGGCCCGCATTTTCCACCTCGCTGGTGAAATAGCTGTGCCACTGGTTGGTTGTGGCAACGGCCGGCTCAAAGAAGAGGACGTGCTGCCAATTCTGGAGCGCTACTTGAACGACAACAGATTCATCCTCGTGAGAGCAGGTTAGTACGTGCAGGTGAGTGAAGAGAGAGAGATCAAGCTCCTCAGCCTCGAAGAGGTCACAGCGATATACAGGGCAGTGCTACTGGGCAGCGGCAACGTCCCGGTGGAGAGAGCGATCGCTGCAGTACGTTGGGCAGAAGAGACCAGAAGCAGAGCACTGCTGCTAACCGGAGTCATTAGGGGAACCTTGGCCATAGGCATCCAAGAAGACGGAGAGCTCCTGTTTCAATCAAGAAGCCATGGCAAAGAAGCAGAGCAAGAAGACTGACGTCCCACACCTACGTCTCAGCACCCCAGAAGGCATTGGTTACATCGCCTTCGAGGGGGATCCCCTATTTGATATCCGAACCGTAGCCGCCGACCGAGGCCTAGCACTGAACGAGGCAGTGCTTCCCTTGCATACCATACTTAGCTCTAGTAGCAGAGCGGCCCTTGCCACAGCTATCAGCACGGCAGAAGAGACTAGACGTAACCTAATTCGACAGCTGGAAAAGCATGGTAGTAAGCTAGACCTAGAGGAGATAATCGCATTGGTTGCACGTCTGCGCTCGGAAGCTATCCAGAGCCTCCTGCTGCGCGAACTGCAGACTACCACGAGGGCCTGAATGCCAATCTACGAATACGCCTGCCCCCAAGGGCACACCTACGACTTGACCCAAGGATTCGACGCAGAGCCGGAACATCCCTGCAGGGGCGATAACTGCAGAGAGGTTGCCAGGCGCCAATTCAGTCTGCCTGCTGCGATATTCCGTGGCTCGGGGTGGACCACAAAGAAGCACGGATCACAGCTACCTAACCCACAAGAGACTGGCTACGCAGTCGTGTCTGACTCCGTAAAGGATGGAGTGAAGCCATGAAGTTCATTTGGCCCTGTGGTAGCTTAGCTAACGTCCTCCGAGGCTTCTGGTACGCTGCCAGCTTCTACTATCTCGGTAGGCACTACGCTGTAGACATAGCCGTTCCTTGGTGGACACCAATCAAGTCCTCCTTGGCGGGCAAAGTAGCTGTCCGGAGCTACGACTCCGAGAGCGGCTACAAGGTCTATATCGACTCTGCTATCGGAGACGGGATCATCATCCGCTGCTGCTACCGGCATATGACGGGACCTGCCAAAGTCACCATCGGGTCTTCGGTCAGTCAAGGACAGATCATCGGATACGTGGGCTCCACTGGCAACTCTCTAGGACCGCACCTGCACTTTGATCTTTGGACCAACAAGATAATACGAGACGACAGCATCGTCTGGAAACCAGCCGCGGGATTCTATGCAGTGGATCCAGCCATCTATCTAGGACAGGAGGCAGCCTTGACAACAGCAGAGGTAGAAGCAGTCATCAGGAGGACTACAACAGATGCTGCAATCGCACAGGCGATCGGGCGGATAGCACGAGAGGGGCTACTCGGCTTGGACAAGGGCATTGTTGGGTCGAAGAAGCTGCTGGACATCATCAGTAAGATGCAGGCAGAGATTAGAGACCTGCAGACCTAGACAACCCATTCAGAGGAAAGAAGCATTTGCAAAAGCAAACCTGCCCACGACGCATCAGTGAACCAGGGCCTTGGGAGAGAACCGAGAACCTCGATAGCTGGAGGCTTGGCACCAGCTTCGTCAAGTACACCAATGATCCTGCATTTCTCAGCTGCTCCTTCTGTGGCAGCCTACACCCAGAGCAGTTCCTAAGCTTCGTGGCGCAGAACTGGACTGTCGTTCCGACGGACAAGAACTACAAAGCCTATCTCGGCCGGCCAATCGAGACTCGTCCCCTCCTAGAAGGTTCGGAGCTGACAATCGACTTTGAAGAGGTTGGGAAGTTCTACTTCCAGCACCTCAGTACCGAGCAACAGGAGCGATTCTCTGAGCTACTGAATATCGGACAAATGCGCTTGGCATACCCGGGACACTTCTACCGCAGGCCCTACTTCCTAATCGACTAGGACAGCGGTAGGATCACCATCAGCCCACCCCCAACATCGCCTAATGATGTGGTCTGACCGCACTCTTCGCACGAGGCGAAGATGTAGAAAGTGTCCGGCTCATCAATCATCTGTCGGCTACCACAGTGCTGACAGGTGAACTTCAGCCAAACGTGACCGCTGCGAGCAAGTACGTCGTCGGCCATAGCAATCAGCTCGTCCAAGGGTAGATCCACGGGTCTCTTTTCCAAAACACTGACTCCGGTGTGTGGGAGTAGTCAACACAAGGAGAGTATCTCCCACAATTCTTGCCGTCAAGAGTTGACACACAGCAAGACGAGTGCTAGATTCGCCAGTGGCATTCCCTTCCCAGGGATGGCCCCCGATTGCAGGAAGGAGCTGACCTCCGGTCAGCGCCTTTCTGTATAGGCGCCCCCTGCTCGTGCCTTCCCAGGCCCTCGCGGGCGCCAGACATTGTACATGTACATGTATATGTACATGTACGCGTACACCGGACTTTTGCCTCTCATTATGTAAGCTTCCACCTTGACATCTCACAGGGACGCCTGCTACCATTCCGCTCTGGTCGTGGCAAAGCTGCTGGATATTGGTTGGTTGCGACACCCTAAGCTGCTGACCCACGACCGACAACTTGCAATGAGAACCACCGAAGAGATCGCTGCGTACTACGAGATCATCAAAGCCGATGACATGTTCGGCTTCCGTGGTGAGGTCCTACTTTCCTATCTGAGCATAGAGCAACTCAGGCCCTTCCTGAAGGCAGGCGCGGACATGAGCGATTGGGTTCCTGATCCGCTCGACAAGACCAAAGCTCTAAGAGACATGCGCGAGTACATGGAATTCGCTTGGGGGAAGGCACGTGACCACCGAGGACTCAGCGCCGGCCGTAGCATCGAAAAGATGGAAGCATGGCTCTGGCTACTCGAGCAGGATGATATATTGGCTGAAGTCAGGAAGACTCTGTATCCTAGCTACGGAGCTCCCAAGCTCAAGCTGATCTGCGAACTGATGGGCTTCCCCATCCCAGACGGCGAGGACCTTGATCGTATGAGCCGCAGCCTCCCTTGTCGCGAGGGCTGCGTAGACGGTTGTGGCCTATGACAGACAGCCCGGAGCTTTGTCGACACCACTGGGTCATCGCAAGTCCCACAGGAGGGGAGTTCTCCCCCGGCCGTTGCAAGCTCTGCGGCGAAGAGCGGCAGTTTCGCAACTCCAAGGGTGCCTACCAAGATACCTACACACCACACAGCGAGATCATGAAGGGAATGAAGAACGATCCTCTGGGCCCCGCTCGTCTCAATAGGGCCTACAAGGAATAGCAGAAAGGACGATTGCCAGATGGCAGACAGGCCTGCAGAACTTAATGTCTACCCATGCGTAGCGAATAGCTGCGGCAGCATCCTCTTCTTTGACTGGGGGCTGCAGCTACTAAGCAAGGGGGGCTATGACACTCCACTGGGCCCGGGACAGCACCCAACTCCCTACGTCTACCACGTCAAGGCCTGCGCACGCTGCCGCACCCCCCAAGCTGTCATTGACACCGACCTGGTCGATCTCTCTGCCATGATCTCGCCAGAAGAGGTAGAGACACTGATCCGCGTAGGACAAGCCGTGCCAATAGCACGAAAAGATCCCTAAGGAGTACTTGTCTATAGCCGGAACCATCTGCTATAGTAGGCAGCGGAATCGGTACGGGTAGCACCGTCTCCACGTCGGCACCCGAACCGTCTTCCCTCACCTCTCTCGGGGGCGGATCGATCAGCACAAGATCCGCCTCTTCTCATTTTTGACACCAAACGCGTGATTGGTGCATCCTTATACCAGAATGATACCGAACACAGCCCAACTCCTACGCAGCTTGCCTATCTATGTATATACAGAACACAAGATGATCTGGTCCAGCTGCAGGTTCACACACAGGGATGCCTACATCTTCGATCTGATGAATCGCATAGCGCCTCTGACTGACGGAAGGATAGACCTAGATGCACTGGCAGCACTGATCGGACGCGAACCCATGGAGATCGCATTACGTCGCCACATATGTATTCGAGAAGAGGTCGCGCTGGGACGCCCAGTTCTAGGAATCATGATGGAGGAGCTGTAGGAATGACAAGAGCTACACCTCTGTATCCAATCAGGACTGATCTACCAATCAAGTGTCCCGAGAGCTGTGCGCACTGCGGAGGATCAAACATTATCACAGAAGCAGATCAACACGGTTCCTACTTCTTCTGCCTGTCCTGCGGCTGGAGCGTAGACCGCGGAGAGGCACAAGCGAACCAAGAGGCAGAGTGCGATACATAGGCATCGATGTCGGCTTAGCCGGAGCAGTAGCTATACTGCCAGATCTGATTGTCACAGATACCCCAGTGGCTGTAGTGACAAAGGGAAAGACAACCCGTCGGGTCTACTTGGAAGCTGCAATGGCAGATCTCCTACGTCCACATGCGGCCGGTCCTTGTCACGCAATCTTGGAGGCTGTACACTCCATGCCCAAGCAAGGATCGAAGTCGGTGTTCTCCTTCGGAGAGGGATTCGGGATCTGGAAGGGCATACTTGCGGGCTTAGGAATACCCTACACCCTGGTTGATCCCTCACAGTGGAAGAGAGCTATGATTCAGGGCGTAGGACGAGACAAGGATGCTTCCAGAATAAGAGCTCAGCAGCTCTTTCCTGGCACGGCTAGGATCCTAATTCGCAAACAGGATCATGGGAGAGCTGAAAGTCTGTTGCTGGCTGCCTATCTGGAGAGACTGGTAGGTGGTATCAGGCGAGGCTACCAACTACCTGACGACCCCCCCGACGTCGTGGCAAGCGTGGCAGCAGCCCTCTCTGCCTAAGATTGTCCTTGGTAGGCTTCGTCCAGACGTGCTCCCTATCCGGTAAGCGCTCGAAGTAGCAGTTGCTACGGATACAGTCGAAACAGTTGGTAGTGGAGAACCCCTGCTTTTGACAAAAGGCCGGAGGCGCCATCGGCACCATTGGTATTTCCCAGTTCTTGGCACCGTTACCATTGCGATCCGGTACAGCTATCTGTCCTAAGGGCGCTCCTTGTATGGGACGATCGAGAGGAAATACGTAGTCGTCGTCTTCGTAGAGTCCGTAGCTATCAGTGGACAGTTAGCTTAGGCGACTCAGCACCTATTCGCCCTGACCTCCTCCGGATAGCTATGATTCGCAGGCGACCGTCCCCTCACCCTAGCCCTCTCTTGCCCCGAAGAAGGCGCCGACCAGACGTCCAACATTGCCACGGAAGACTGCAAGAGCAATCCGGGCCAAAGAGGCACCGGCCGTCACCAGCCAAGCCTCTGGATCCGCCAAGACATCATCAACGCTGCTCTGACTCAGCATCTGGGCAGCCTCTGTCACAACTGCCACCGCCACGATCCAGCCCAGTTCCGCTAGCGGTTTGAACTCATAACGCATCTGCTCGTACCTCCAACCAGCTTTCGTCACAATGAGTATAAGATACTATGTCAAGTAGAGCCAGCCCATCCAGAACACCGCGAGCGGATAGGGAAAGCCAAGAGACATGGCTCAAACAGAAGCTTGTGAATACTTGTTCTTCTCCATCTGTTCGATTTCGGGAACAGCATTGACAAGGGCTGGTTCTGCTGCGTCAAGCATTGTGGTCTCCTTTCGCCTGAGCTCCGTCCAACGCCGTTAGGAGGGCAGCCCTCCCCAGGTTCGTCAGCATCGTGTCTTTCGTCACCGCTTCCCGGACCAGCGCGAAATCAGCGTCCTCCAAATCGACCGACTTCTCGGAGTGGACGCGCATCGCTATCATCATCGCCTGGACAGCGTCCGAAGACTGACCGCGAGCTAGCACGTTCGCCAGGGTCTTCCCGATGGTTTCAGGGACAAGAATGGGTGTTCCGTCGGGGTGCGTGCCCACCTGGTTCATCAGTGGTTGCCCGTCCAACCCAAGAAGGGGGTTGGTGAGGCTGTTCAATTTCTTCACGGCAATTCTCCGTTCATGTTGCCCTGTGCTTAGTAGAATCCGCAGTCCGCTATGTAAGGCTGTTGGAACAGCACCATCGCGTAGATGTTTGAGACCTTACGGTTGGTCGCACTCGCTCCACTGGCTGTCACTCCCGCCTCCAGATTGTCCAGCTTCTCCGGCGTCCAGCGGGTAGGTATAGCCTCAGGTGTCTGCTTGTGCCACCAGAAGTTGTCGTTGCTCTTGAGAGGGGTAGAGTCCGGCACGGCCGAGCCAGCGACAGCAGTCTCACCGCTGATTCGCAGGGTGGGAAGGATATCCGCCGTGATGGAGCCTTGGTCTGCGTGCCGTAGGACGTAGGCCACACCCTCAATGAGCCGCGCCTTGCCAGAGTTGGTGATGTTCCCGACCCCTCGGTTAGCTAAGCAGTCGACCATCTCAGCGCTGCCCTGCATCGTTGACATCTGGCGGTCCGTGCCACCAGTGTCGGGGCTCTGGTTGAAGGTCGAGTCAGTGGCAGGGATGTTGTTCCACTGAGCATAGTCGCCATCGTCTGACCCGCCGGCAACGGAGTCCTCCCAATCGTTATCGGGAGCCCCCACGTTCCCGTTTGCCAGGGAGCACAGCACTCCCAGCCGTGCCACGGGCGCATCGAGGGCCACTGCATCGTCCATGATACCCGCCCAAGCAGGCGGACTCTTGCCGCCCGAGATGATGTTCGCCTCTACGTCAAAGCGGTCTATCGTGCTGATGTCGCTGGCGGAGGTGTAGACCAGCCTGGCGTGGTCCTTGGGCGTCCGCTCCAGGTAGCTATTGTCGTCGGTGCCGGTCACTCCGGTTGAATCCATATGGAAGATGTCGATGACGTGGTACTCAGGCGCCGTGGCCTTGAACTGCCAGATGATGTACCAGATGTCGTTCAGCAAAGTCCCACGGGGGACGGTCACGGAAGCAAGGGAGTTGTTGCTGGCGTCGTAGAGATGCCAGGTATGTTTTAAGGTGGCCCGGATGAACCCCAAGCGGCGCTGAAAAATCCCTGCCTTGACCAGCTTGCCGCACATATGCTTGTCCGCGCTGCTGCCCGCTGTGTCGAAGTCAACCATAAACTGGATGACGCTCCAGTCCTGGTTGAAGCCAGGGTCTTTGGAGATACAGGTGGCGCCAGAGAGTTTCTTCCGGCGTGCTCCCGACCCTATCAGGGCCTCAGTGGTCTGGTAGGTGCCCCCTGTGTCGGTCGCCCATTCGTGCCCAACAGCCCCCGCCTCGAAGCCGGTGAACCAGTAGATGTTGGCCGGGGAGACGTAGGACACCTAGATAACTCCCTCGGCCTTCAGCCGGAGCAGCACGGCGTCGTAGTGCTCTATCAGGTTGGGCCACGGCCCCAAGATGCGGCGCATCATCTCGTCGAAGCCGGCAAACCCGAACTCGGTAATCATCTTCTTGCTTACGTCATACCAAGAGTGGAAGTACCTCTTGCCGTCCTCAATCCCCTCAACCCAGGAGAGCGTCTTCAGCATCGCGTTCCGGACTCTCGTCTTGATGTTGTTCGGCAGTCGCTGGTAGCCCTGCCGGAACGCCTCCTCAACCATCCCATACAGATCGGGCGGAACCTCGGATGGGAGCGTGCAGCCTGCAAAGCTGGTGTTGTGGGCCTGCACCAACGTCAGCTTGCCGGTGAACACGGCCCCGTCGCAGCTCGTGTCCACCAGGTCAACGTAAGTGAGGTTCCCGATAGTGGCCCCCGAGAAGTTGCAGCCGCTCGCGTAAACGTTCGCCCTGTTGCCCAGATTGCCGCTGGAGGTGAGCCCGTTCAGGTAGGCCCGCGCGGGCAAAGTGGGCGGACGTTCGATGAACTCACCCCGGAAGAACGGGCCGAGCTCCACGATGAGCAGCGGCCCCACCTCCTCCGGTAGTTGGGAGGCGATGGTCAGCCGCGCCTCCTCTCTGTCCCAGGGTCGCAGGAGACTGGTCGCGATGACCTGAGTGTCAATTCGCACCTCACCAAGTTGGGCCTCTCTCAGGACGATGACATTACCTTCTATCTCCAGACTCGTAATAGCGGCCATCAGTCCCAGGTTCCTTTCGCTACGACCACCCAACCCATCGCTGCAGAGTTGTTGATCGTCGTGATGTCCAGCGTCAGATACTCGCTCTGCACCCATGCCCTGTTCGAGCCCAGAGCGGCGGCGGCGTATTGCGCGTCGGCGGCCACCGTGAACGACTCTCGCCACACCAGCGTCTTGATCTCGTAGACTGTCGCTACAGTCGTCACCGTGCCCATCTTGACACGCACCCAGAAGAGACTAGCGGTCGAGCCGCCTGCATCCTTGGTGAGCGCGACTGCCGCCCAGTCTCCGGGTGGCGTCCAGGTCACCTGCCCATCCACGGAGAAGTTTGATGTCCCGTCCGTGACGGTCAGGCTAGCCCAGGCTGCCCCGTTCCAGTATTCCCAGGTGGGAGTGGCGTAGCTGCCAAGGGTGCTAAGGTCGAACTGGAGGCCGACAAACGCAGAGACGTAGCCGAAGCAGAAGTAGTCCGTGGAGTCCTCCAGCAGGTTGAACGCCGTCCCGATCTGAAGCCCCGCCTCAGTCGTATTGTCGGTGTTTACCTGCCCATCGCCGTCAGAGTCGAGCCAGGCTCCGTCCAGCTCGGCCATGTTGGTGATTCGCAGGGTCATGCTGCCGTTGTCGGTCAGCCTACCCCTGGCCTCGTAGTTCGTGAGGGTGATAGCCCCGCCAGGGTTGGGGACATGCAACGAGAGATCGTTGGCAGCGACAGAGGGCATGTAACCAGGCACGACCAGAGTGGCGGCGACAGCACTGGAACCGCCGCCACCGCCCGCAGCCTCCCAAGCTGCGCCCCCCAAGCCGTCAGAAGTGAGAACCTGTCCGTCTGTGCTCGCGCCTGAGCCTAGGCTTGCAGCATCCAATTCATCGGCAGCGTTCTCGGCGTGGGATGCAGCGTGGGCCTCGGCGTGTAGTTCAGAATCCAACGCCACCTCGCCAGAGGCGTCAGGGAAACTGATAGCCCTATCGGCGGTCTGGGCCGCGTGAGGGGTGAGCCTCAATGTGCCGGCGCCGCCGACGACGTAATCCAGCGCCAGGCCCGCGCCGATGCCCGGATAAACCAGAAGTTCCGTCACGTCCGCACGAAGCTTGCCCGCACCGTTGTGCTGTATTCCCGCATCCGGGGCAATGGCCCCAGACCCGAACTTCATAACCCCAGCTGTGGCTCCGGCCTGCATCGTAAAGGATGGCTGCGCCAACCCGGCCCTCTGCACCTGGAACTTGGCGGAACCGGACGCTTCATGGACGACCTTGAATATGTCTACGTCATCTACCAGCAGGTCGCCTTTGGTTGCGTGGCTGGTAGGGATGAGGATTAGGTCATCGCCTGGCCCCGTGCCGCCAGTAATAGTGGACCCCCCGGCAGGACCAGTGATGCTTAGAACACCCGTGATGTTCCCGGAAGCGTCACACACGACGACCGAGTTCTTGATGAGCCTGCCCGTAACACCATCGTAAAGCGCGACGGCCATATCGGTGGCGCTCGCGGGGCCAACTACATCACCAGAGCCGCCGCCCGCGCCATGGACTGTCTCCGCGCCTGCATCGTCCTTGGAGGCGATCGAGCCGTCCGTCTTCGCATAAAGTCGCACATGGCCTGCCGGTGGAGTCCCAGGAGCGGCGCCCTCGTCGAAGTCCTGATACAGAACATTCTCGATCGCGTTGCCGTCGGCATCGATGTCGACGAACGGGGATAGACGCAGGTCGCCTGCAACCGTGGACAGGATCGTTTCCCGCTGATAAGCGACAGTGAGGATATCACTGGCCACAGACCAGATAATCTGGTCTGCGAGGCTGAAGCCACCGGTAGCAACCATCCTGAGCTTCATCTGGGTTCCCCAGACCGCGCCCCAGTTCTCCGATGCCTCAAAGACCAGCTGCCCGCCTGTCGCGAAGGCCCCAGTCCTGTAGCCTACGGCCTCCACAACAAGGATATCGTCGCCGGACAGAAGGACTGTGGGAGTGGCCTCGCTTCCCCTCGCGTGGCGCCCCACGAATTGCGCCCCACTAACCGAGTCCTGGTAGCGTGTGACGTAACTCCCCGCCGCACCGCCATCTCGTATGACACTAAAAATTCCCGTTGCCGGCCGGGTTATCTGGTCACCCGCCGCCGTGTCGAGCGAGGCAACTCGGAGTGTGTTCGCCAGAACGTCGATGTTACCGGCCGGATCAAGCGTTAAGTCGCCTGCAACTGTCGAGAGGATCGTCGCGCGCTCATGGGCGACGGTAATCACGCCGCCGGCGACAGACCAGATGATTTGGGTGCCGTTGCTGAAGGTTCCAATGGGCACCAGGAGAAGCCGCATCTGGGTTCCCCAAGCAGCCCCTGCCCAGTTCTCGGCCGCCTCGAAGACCAGCTGGCCACCTGTTACGAAGGCACCTCCATGATGACCAGACGCCTCGATAACGACAAGGTCGTCGCCAGACAGGACAGCAGTCGGAAGGGCCTCAGTCCCGCGGGCGTGAAGGCCCTCAAACCAGGCTCCAGCGGTTCCGTCCTGATAGCGAGTGACGCGCATGCTCGCCGCACCGCCATCGTGTATGAGATCGATCACGCCGGTTGCTGGCCTGACTAGCAGATCACCTGCTGCCGTGTCGATGTTCTTGAGACGGAGCGTGTCGTCTGCCGCAAGAGCCAGCACGTTGGCCGCAGCCCGCTGAAGCACGACATCGGCGGCTCCGCTACCACTCCCCCATTCCAGCTTGCCGTCTCTGTAGATCGACAGGCGAGGAGCGGCATCGCCGCTCTGCTGGAACCAGAGGAGGCCGTAGTCCGTAACACCCTCAAGGGTGACCGGTAAGCCGCTGTCGACGGTGATGACGCGACCAGCTCCTACGCCACCAAAGTCGTAGGCGTCATTAAGAGTGCCGCCAGCGCCACCAACGGATCCACCAATCATCACCCACTTCGATAGCACACCATCATAGAAGCCTAGTGCGAAATCGTCTTGGCCCGACAGCACAAAGTCTGAGCCACCCGAGACTAGAATGTTCCCGACATTGTGCTTGATCGTGATCGTGTCGGCAGCATCTTCGCAACGCAGCAGGATGATAGAACGAGCCGAAGGTGCGGCTATGGGCGTAATTGTCGCGAGATCGTCTGCGGTTCCAGTCTGGGGCTGCAGAACATGGTAGACCGTCGTCTGTGTGAATGCGTCAGAGGCAAGTGTCTTGGAGACGGGAGTGCCGACATCGATATCGATGAAATCGTAAATCTTGAAGGCGTTGGCTCCCGCAGAAGGAGTGAAGGATCCAGTGATGTCGATAGGCATGTTACGTTACCGTGATATTCGTCCCCGATGGGAAGATGCCAGTGTTCGTGGAGCGCCAGCGCCGATAGGTCTCTTGGTATCCCCACTGGTTAGTATGCACAATATCAGACTGGTAGGCTCCATCAATACCAAAACCAGTCGCGTCATCCTTGATAGTCGCCAAGTCTGGGACGCGATCTGGATGGCAGAACCAGAGGTATTCCCCAGCCTCAATCTTGATGGCTGTGTATGTCCTTGCCACGCTCGATGAGACAACAGACTCCCCATCCACCGTATCGTCAAGAGTCAGTATCTGCGCATCGGTGATGTCCGCTCCTGTGTGCGGTCCCATGTAGATGCGATTGTTAGGCTGTGACGTCTGGGTAACTACTGTTACAGCGCCTAGATTTTGATTGGCAGAACGCCACTCGTGGAATGTCTCACCCCCTGCAGGACCATTAAAATCGTTGGTGAATCCTGCAAGAGTAGATAGATCATTGAAAGCTACTATCTCAGAGGCGATGGCAAAGTATAGGGTACCGGTCACTGCCTCACGGTAGGCAAACCAGCAGTACTCGCCGGCACCTATCGTTACTGCAAAGCTGCCGGATCTGCTATTAGTAAGATCCGAAACCCCACCCGCCCCATCCAAGGCTCGAACCTGCGCCACGGATAGCAGCGTTGCCTGTGCATTGGGCCCCATGTAACGACGCTGATTGTAGGTGATAGTAACTGTTCGTTGCAATCCTCCCTGCCCCGCCACCGTTGCAGTTGCTGTGAAGATCCTAGTGCTGCCAACTGTCGTACCACGATAGAAGTTCGGAGAATCGGCATACGCAAGAAATGGGGTGACAAGAGAGATAGGGTAGTCTGCTCCGCTTACCTCTCCCCCACTGATGTCAATAGAGCAAGCTGATGGTGTTCCCACATAAGTTAATGCATGGTCATGTAGTGTGGGAGCGGTCTCGAGCTCGCTCGCTCCGCCCACCTCATGTGTAGCCGACGAGAAACCGTCGACTGTATAACCAGAAATCGAAGGTGTGAAAGTCTGCGGATTGAGAAGGTACTGCTCGATCCAGAACCCTATCGTCGCATCGTAAATCAGCTTCATCGTCCCACCTGGCTGGATAGTCAGAGTGTTTGCTGTCAGACGAAGTAGGGATCCGCCGAGAGCATTGACATCCTGCAGGGTGATATTGAATGAGCCTACATTTTTAAGGAATGCTGCTTGGCCGTCGCGCCCCGCAGCAATAGTTGGTTGGGAAGTGAGAGTATAGGCTGCATTGGCCGAGAGGAGACGATAGGGCGAACCATCCGTAACTGTAATGGTATCCGAAGCTGCCGTGATATTCTGGACAGACTGCTTCGTATACAGTTCGGTGATGCCGCCGGCGCCGCCAGGAAGATTCCCGACTTGCACCCGCTTCTTGACGTTCCCCGCCGCTGAGTCCTCGACGACAACCAAGTCCGCAGCGACAGGCGTCACCTTCTCGGCAATAGCCGCAATCTCCCCCGCTACGTCAACATGGATAGCATCAAGATCATTACCAGGATCGCCAGGGTGGCTGTGTAGGGTAGTTGCACCTCCACTTACCAGCTCGTCCAACTGACCCCCACCAGCACCTGTGTCTGTGTGTGAAGCAAGAGTGTGGCCTACTAGGGGTACACCGCCACCAGGCAAAAATGCAGGACGATAGGCCACAATGCGAAGGATGTCCTCAGTGCCCTTTTGAGCAGTAAATGTCACCCGTCCGGTAAGGTAATCAAACGTGTATCCAGTTGCTGGTAATCCGGACTCTGTGATTACTGCAACATAACCGCTTCCGTGGCCGGGATGGAGATAGTTGTCAAGAACAATGTCATTCCTAACAACAACCCAGACAAATCCACCAGGGTTATCCGGGTCGATCACGAGAAGCTGATCCACCTTCTCGATGATCGTGGTGGACTCCGTCGGAGGAGCTGCCGATATTGGTACCAGCCAGACGGCCACTATCTATCCCCTAGCGCCCCAGAACCCGACCCAATCAACGAGCCACGATCTGTTAGCCGAACCCTGATTCGTCAGACGCAGCGTGAATCCCAAGTTACTCGTAGGTAGGGTGACCGAGTGGGTTGCCTTGAGAACATCATCGATGTAGAACTTGACTTCTGTTGTCGACATGATCTCTATCGACAAGAGGTTCACCCCAGTGAAGACAATCCCTGTATCAGTATTGACGAGATCGGCACCACCGGATCGTGTTATAGCGTGCCAGTTGCCGTCTGTTTGGCCATCAGCAAAGAAGAAGATACCGGAGGTAGGCTTAACCGCCCCTCCCGGATACGTGTCCACCAGCCCGGTGTAGGCCCACGTAGAGCTTGTGGCATTGATTTGTATGCTCCTTGCCCGGATAAGAGCCGGGACATTAGCGGCCCCAATGGCATAGAAGTTGCTGGTTCTGACGAAAATAGAGCCACCAGAACCGGCACTAGTGACGAGAGATGCCTGCGACCTACTCGTATCTCCAATGTCAAACGTGCCACCAAGACTTGTGATCCAGCGCCAACCGGATTGCCCCCCACTGCCAGCATCGGAACCTCCTTGCAATAGAGGAGAAGGACCAAGGAAGTCATCGAAGAAGTGCTCACATGCCTCCGGGTTGTGCCCTATAAGGCGCCACTTACTACCGTCCCAGAGAAACTCGGCACCTAGGTCAGTCGTGTACCACCGCAGACCTGCCAGGGCAGGAGAAGAGGCTAGCATGGACGCATATGTGCCTTGAGCAAACAGCTCAGTGAACTGCTTACCCTCGAACTTATCCGCATCCAAGCCACTGGCAGCACCCTGCGGAGAGATACTAGCCGGAGGGATCAGCCTGCCATCCTCGGCCGCGCCGCCGTGTCTGTGACCTGTAGAGACATTCAGGACGTCGGCACGGAGGTTGTTGTATTGGCTGTCTAGGATATTGTCGCCAGCGCTGACTGGACTGCTGATTGGTGGCATCTGATCTCTCCCTAGTCCTCTCCATATACGTAGAATCTACCCAAGGCGTAGAGTGCTGCGATCTCAGCATCAGACAGGACTCTGCTGAATGCCAAGGCAGGTCCTAGCTTGGCATTTGTAGTTACGAGACCGCTCCCCCCTCCCCATGTGGGTTGAGCAGTTATGGCACTGATGAGAGTGGCGATCGCAACCTTGGACATCGCAGCACCATTAAGACTGAGACCAAGGCCATTGACATCCCAGCCAACAACCAAGAAGGCGTAGTCATTGTTCGTCGGTGTGTCACCAGCTGTCCTAGTCACTGTCACACCACTACGCGTATACACCGCAGTCCATAGATTGCTAGCACTATCCCAATACAAGCTGATAGTGTTACTGCCGTCTTGGCGCCAGTCGAAGACCAGCGCTCCATTGGATGGTTCCACTGCCCCAAATCGAGCCCAGACAGCGATACACCCGGCCTGCGAGTCCAACGCCAACAGACCACCAGTCATGTAGCCAGAAGCTGCTGGGAGCCACATTGAGGTGTAGGTCCACGGATGGCTTGTTACCGCAGGGAATGTGCCAGCGCCGGTCTCGGCTAGTTGAGCTGTCACGTCGGCGCTTACTGCCTGATCGTCATCCCCCTCCCACAAGAACGTATTGATCTTGGATTCGTAGTCTGGACGTATGGTCCACGTGATGTTGAGCACACTACCTATCTGCTTCGTAAAGGCAGGTGTCAGCTCTGCCCGGGCGAGACCTGTCCCTGCCGGTTTGAAGGTTCGCAGGTTATCGATGCGAACAGTGACGGGGTGAGTCTTCGTGACAGATAGCTCGAAGCGAACGATGGCGGTCTTGTCCGGGCTACCGGTGATTGTGGCCGCTGTCAGATCTAGATCGAAGTAGTTCCAACCATTCACCAAGCCGGAAGCTGCCACCGTCCATGCCCACTGGTGCTGTCCGGTCGTGATGCTGGACGATAGCTGTATGGCAATATTCCCAGAGAGCTTGGTCTTGTCATCGACATAGAACCAGACCTGCAGAGCCGTGTCAGCCAAGGAGATATCGGCAGAGAGCGTGGTCTTCTTGAAAGTCAGATCAGCTGGTCCAGCTCCTGAGCTAGCAGACTCCAAGCTGCCCGTCCCCTGCATCCTGTCCGAAGTCTCCACAGATAAGGTTTGACCGGCGCCGGTGCTCCAACCAGTTATTGCATCGAGAGCGTCAAGGATTACAACAACTGCATCGGCACTGAAGAGCATGACCTCTTCAATATCCCCTGCGATCTCAGCCGCACCAAACACTGCTCGGTACCGAGTCCCATCGGACAGTACCTGTGGGGACGTAGCCAGATCCTTCCGGAAGAACTCGTCCACCATCTCAGTCACTGTCTTCTGGTTCACGCTGGCAGCCTCTTGGCCGGCACCGATAGCCAAGAAGCCAGGCAGTACGGAACTCTGCCCTGCCAGCCACTTGGATATCTCGTTGCGGAAGGCGTATGTCACCACGTTGTCTAGCACTCTGGTCGTACGTAGAATCAGTCCCCCCGCAGTAACCTCCTCCAGCTCCAGTTCTATGGTGCCGCGGGGACGAGAGAGAGCTATCTGATCCGTTATTGCCATTTGGCACCTTCTCCCCAGAGAACGTTGTTGGAGACTCTTGACCATGTAGTTACAGCACCCCACTTCGGCGTCAAGGAGGGCTGGGTGTCATCCATCACAACCCTGTCAGCTGTAGGCGGCTGCTCTGGCAAGTCCCTAATACGCACAGTCGTGGAGTGAGGAGAGCGTTTGAAGGTCCGGTTATGACGATCAAACAGCTCTCTCAGAATTCTTGTCAGTTCGGAAGTACCACGAAGAGACATAGTTCACCTATCCCATAATTGCCCTGTTGGCAAACTCAACGATAGTCTCGAAGACAACACCGTCTGGCTGATCCTCGGCTGGGAGAACCTGCTTGGTTACTTGCTGTACCCAGACTGGTATGTCCACCTTCACTGCTGTCTTCCAGAATGTCTCTGCATCGAAGAGATCACGCTTGGATGACTTCAGGTCAAAGGTCTGTCCAGCTTTCCAACCCTTCAGTTGCTGCGTGCGAAATGTGCCTGTAACCTCAGGCCAAGCTGTCTGTGTCAGTAGTATCAGCCCATAGGCCTCAGCTGACTCTTGGCTACCGAGCCTGGCACCATCCAAGGATTCCATGTGTTCGTATATGCCGGCGGTGCCTTGACCCCATGTCAGGCCCTCCCTGTCCGCCATCATCTTCTGGCTGTCGATGTCCTCAACCATGAAGACGATGTCCTCGCGCATAGGCTTGGTGGTCACCTCGATGATCTCGTTGGGTTCGAGCACGACCTTGTCCTCTGAGTCGAGAGGAAATCTGATACCAACGTTGAGCAAACAAACGTAAACTGTGTCTGGATCCCCACGCAGAGTGCCCTCAGCCGCGTCCAGAGGGTCAAGAGCGGGGTTCCACATCTTGGTGCTACCATCAGGCTTCTTGGAGACAACACTGGTGGTCCCTACGCCCTCAGGCTCTTGGAAGAGGGAGAAGAACGAGGCGACACCGTCACTGATAAAGGTGTCCTGCCTGCTGTCCGCGTCCGGTACAACCCCATCCTTGAGGAAGATCCTGTTCTTGACTTGGCTGGCATCTTCCTGCCACGCCATGTCTCCTAGCTGCAGGTCGGTGTCCACATCGTACTGATTACCAGTCAGGGGAGAGATGAAGTCTGGAGGAGGGATGAAATGCAGGACTTTGTCCACATCGATGTACCAGACGTAGCCGCTGAGAGTGGCCAGCTGGTCTAGGATGGATGACACGGTCGAGTAGTCATACTGCTGCTCCGGGATCAGCACCCCGTCTTGTATCTGTGTTAGATCCACGGCGAACTCTGGTGCGAAGTCGCCAAGCACCTCTTTGACGATGTCGCCGGCCAAGCTGGGGCCAATCTCTTGGATTACGACAAGCTGTCTGTCGAGCCGTCTGCTCCAATCGTTGCAGGTTATCTGGTAAAGATAAGCATCAGGGTTGATGAGACGAACCTCTTGGGCTGTTGTCACCTCTCCTGCGAACTCAATGGAGCCGTCGACGTCAATGGAGACCTCGTTGCCAGACACCGGCCGATTGGCTATATCTGCAGAGAGGATGATCATATCGAACTGAGCCGTATCCATACGGGCAGGGATGGAGTCTCGGATCTCAATAGTCTCCATCCGCACCCTCAAGGTTTGATCCACCCCATCGATGGTAATCGTGACAGGCAATTAAGGAAACTCCTTGAGGCCTGTAGAGGCCACCAGAGGGCCGTAGGACAACAGAGGGCCACTCCACCTATCGGCTGTGATAAAGACGCCCGTATCGTCGCACTCAGCTCGTCTGGGTAGCATCAACTAGCTCCTCACGAACCCTCTTCTGTACGTGCCGCGGAAGACTCGCATCTGGTGCTCGGTGACGATCTCAGCCAGCTGCTTCATCCCACCCTGGCCTACAACGTTGCCAATCTGGTAGGTGTTGACGAAGGTGACCGGAGCTTGGGCTCCAGTGTTGCCGGCAAGAGTACCCATCAGGCCCCTTGTCTGCTGATTGCTGAGCACGCGGCTGCCTGTAGGAACAGCGACAATCTCCTCGCCCTGCTCACCCACCTTGATGAGACCGCCAGCTAGACCACCCAGTGCCTTGCTCTTCAGCCCCTCAAGCGACTTGATAGCAGTATCCAAGTTGGGGATTCCGATAGCACCCAAGATAAACTTGGTGAAGAAGCCACCCGGTATCTTGTTGAGAACCTTCAGCAGCCCAATGACTGCATCTAGCAGGGTGTTCTTAATAGACTTAACGGCACTACCAAACCCGCTGGCGATAGCACCCCCTAGACTGGATCCAACACCACTGAGTGTAGTCACCACACTACTTACCTTACGCGCCGTGCCTATGACAGCTACCTTGGCCGCATTCAGAGCCGCGACAATCACTGCTCCCAAGTCTCCGAGACCTGACTTGAATCCGCCCAGCACCTTGCCTCCAAGCGTTACCGCTGTGTTGTAGACATCGGTGAACTTGTCCTTCATCCCTTGGATCAGCCCGGCAACCTTGCCCGTAGCCCATGTCAGGAGATTGCCTACACCGGAGGCGAGACCAGACACGATCTTTCCTCCTAGTGTTACTGCTGCCGTGAAGACTGCGGCCACGGCGCCGGTAATCGCAGAGATGATCTTACCCATGGCAGTAGTTAGCAGAGCCAATAGCTTCTGCGGCAGCTTGGCGAAGTAACCGACGATATCATCGATCAGGTCTGGAATGATGGAGGCACCCACCAGCTCCCTTGCCAGCATCTTGAAGAAGTCGATTACAGCGTCAACCAGCTCAGACACGTAACCAACAACCTTGCCTGGGAAGTCCTTGAAGTAGCCAAGAGCCGCATCGAGAGTGTTCGTAACTATTGCGACAAGGCTTCGGCGGAAGATATCCCAGACTGCCTCGATGTTATTGAGCCCTATCTCAAAGACGCCGGTTATGACATCCATGAACCCCGAGACCGTACGCTCTACCATGCGTAGGGGAGTAGTCACGAGACGGACGAAGTCTCTCCAAGCCCTTCCCCACTCACCACTGAGCAGGTGTCCGACCAGCGAGACCATGGCTGCCAGGCCCTCCCCAAGGGCTATGATCGGAGCCATAGCGACCTTGAAGAGTCCCCTAAGAACTTTCAGGGCCGGGGCCAGTGAGCTGGAGAGGAAGTCTACCAGCTCTTCGAATGCGATCACTACAACATCGTTGACTGTCTTCGCTAGTAGTCTAAAGAGTACTATGTGGAAATCGAGTACGGGCTGAATCTCTGCCTTGAAGATCCTAGCTAGCCCGCCCAATGCAGCAATCAGGATTGGCAGCACCGGCCCCTTGCTGAAGTCGCTGATTCCCTTGAACAAGACACCGAACGAGGACAAGAGTTCAGATGTAGCCCCGCCCAAATCACGCAGTGGTCCGAGGAAGCCAGAAAGTACACCCAACGAAGGACCCAGATCGGGCAGAGTCAGAGATGGCAGTGCCAGAGAGGGCAAGCTGATACCGCTTAGAGCCTCACGCAGCTGAGCCGGAAGCAATCCCTTCAAGAAGCTCCCTAGCTTTCCCACGCCCTCTGTGAATGCTTTCTTCACACGGTCGTCAAGGAAGATGTCCAAGGCCACGGAGGCAATAGCTCCGATTATGGCACCGGCGACGGCGCCTACGACGGTACCGACACCTGGGAATACCGCGGACCCAACAGCAGCCCCAGCCAACGCCCCACTGATGGCTCCGAAGATAACATCGGAGACGATCAGGGCCAGTCCTTGGAACTTACCCGGTACGAAAGCTTCAATCATGCTGCGAGTGAAGATCTCAGCTATCAGCAGACCTATGTTCAGCTTGGTGAACACGGCCCTCAGCATGGTCGGGATGTCCCGTATGACTAGCATCAGGCCAGCCTTCAGGCTGGAGCCGAGGATACGGAACGGGGTGGTAATCGGTGCCATCGCCAGTCGGCCGGGAGCAGTCATGCTTTTGAGGATCGTCTCGATGAGAGTGTCGGATTCTTCCTTTGCTATCTTGGAGATGACGCGCAGGCGGAGCAGGTCACCCAGAGGATCAGTGAAGTCCTTCGTAAAGAACCTAACGACTCCCTTGCCTAGACGCCCCGCGGCCGCTGCCCAGCGTCTGAGTCCACTCTCAGCTACCTCGTCGGCACTGGTACCAAACATCCGCGCCATGTCGTCAGTAAACTGACCGATAGCCCTTGCTGCTGGATTCAGTGCTCTCCCTATACGTCTGCCAAGAGCACTACCACCAGCTCCCACGAACCCCTTCACGAAGTCGGCGAAGGCCAAGGTCACAGCGTGCAGTCCAATGACCGCCAAGTGCGAAGGCTTGCCCAAGGAGAGCAGACCATCTGCCAGGTCGACAGCGAAGTTCTTCAGCTTGGCGAACTGACCGCCGAGGTTCAAGGACTTGAGCATCTGAGCAAGAGCCCGGAGCTGGTCGATAACGGGCTTGATAAGTTGGAGGAAGCGGCGGAAGGCGCCGGCAGCCAGATGGATGAAGGCAGCTAGCTTGACGAGAGCTGCCGACAGCAGCACTGCCAACTTCAGCGCTAGCAGAAGGCTGCCCACTACCAGAACTCCAATCGTCTTGCCAAACTTCTCTGTGTCAGGAACAAGGAGCTGCATGGCCGTACGCATGTTGGTAAGGAACTTGTTCCACAGCCTCTGCGCCGGCTCGGAAGCCTTTAGGCCTCGCACGAGTAGGGAGACTGTATTGAGAAGGTTAGCCAGACCATTCATGGCCGGCGCCAGCACGTTCCTTGCGAACGGCTCAGTGACATCCCTGACGAAGCCGTTGAAGGCCTCCCTGACCCTGTTCAGTGCGCCTGGCAGCGTTCTTGCATAGTCCTCAGCAGCACCCTTGTAGCGCTGAAGGAGGTTGATAACAAACTCAGCTCGCTCAGATCGGCTGGCCTCATTCAGCTTGTCCAGATTCTTGTTAAAGATCTCCGGGATGACACCCATGGTGTCACCAAGAGTCTCCAGTGATCCACGCTGACGTCCAATTGCACTGGTAAGAGTATCTGTGGCCTGTTCGAAGCTAAGGCTGAAGGTACGAGCAAAGTCGGCTACGAGGTCCCGGTTGGCAAGCAGCGGACCGAGACCCTCTCTTTGCATCTTCGTCAGACCGGATGTGGTGTCGTCCAAAGCGAAGCCGAAGCGTCGCACGAGCACCTCGGCGGCTCTGAAGAAGGCACCCACCTCCCGGGCACTCCCCAGCTGCCGCATCATCTGGAAGCGAAGCACCTGCATAGCAGCACCGGCCCCCTTGGCGCCAGCAATGAAGCCGGTCCAGAGCTTCATCACTCCGCCAAGAACAAAGGTCAGTGCGGTGAAGGCAAGCATCACCCGGACGACAGTGAAGCGCATGAAGATAAGGCCAAAGCCCGCAAACATGAGGTTACCGCGGAGAAGGGCCAGTGCTGTCATCACGCCCTGGGTTGCTGACTGGAGGAAGAGGAGAGCTTGGGCGCTAGTTCCCGTGTGCGAAGCAAAACCACGGTGGGCCATCTGTACTTCGCGCAGACGGTTCTTCTGTGCTTCCAGTAAATCACTGGTATCGGTCAGGATGGGCACCTGAGCAGCTAAGCTTGCTCGTACCCCAGCTGGCAGTCCTC